GGGTATACATCTAAAAAAGAAGGAAAAAAAGGTAGAGTGGATGCGCGCACAGCAGATTTTGCTAAGCTTATGGGAATAGATATTAGTAAGGACGATGTTAAAAAGAAAATAGAAGAATATAGTCAGATTAGCCCACAAGATTGGGTTAAATCTAAAAAAAGATAGGAAATATATATGGAACCAAAACCTTTAAATAAACTTCTACAAGGTAGACAATCTATTTCTCTAAAAAGTAAAGTGGGACCTAAATTTGATGGAGAAGAGGATGTCTTTGGCAATTTATTAAAAATATCTGATAAATTAAAAGCTCAACTTAAATCTTTAGGATATGATATAAGATTTATCAGCAAGAAGGATTTAGATGAAGCAGGAGGCTATCATAAAAGGGGCTGGAAGGTTCTTAAAAGAAGCGATTTTAAGGACGAAGAAGGTCGTGATATAATAGATTTAGAACAATATCTTTGGGGTACAAGTCCTGAAGGTATTATTCAAAGAAATGAAATGGTATTAGCTATTAGACCTCTTACTATGAGCAAAAAGCATAGAGAAATTATTGACGAACGTACTCAACGTCAAAATGCTCAATATAGTAAACAAGTAGCTGAGCAGCTTCGACAAGATGCAAAAAGAGCAAATGTTGATATGCAAGTAGTAGAGGGATATGACGATTAATAGGGAGGAAATATAAATGGCTAACAATGACCAACCCAGTGGTTTTCAACCATATGGTGAAACCAAGAAGTCTAGTGAATACACTGCTGGAGCAAGATGTTTTCCTGGCGATTGTGTTACATTACAATCCGATGGAAAAGTAGATCCTAGTACAGCAGGACAAGATATTTTCGGTGTTGCTCTTACTTATGCGGATGCAGACGGTAATAAAGTGAGAGTGTCAACAGATCCAGATCAGTTATATATTGGACAAGCAGATGAAGCTGATATTGATCTTCAGACAGATATAGGTAATAATTGCGACGTTCTAGCTACTGCAGGCAACACTACTTATAAAGCATCTAGGATGGAAATCGATTCTTCAACAATAGCAGCTGCTACCGCACAAGTTACTGTATTAGGAATCGAACCAAAAGATGATAATGCTTTTGGAGCACAAGTAAAAGTTATTTGTAGAATCAACGAACACCAGATTATTGGTGAAAATGATTCTGCAGGTGTATAATTTAATTTTTTAGGAGGATAACAAATGCCAGCACCAGTTATGCAGAGGTCAAATTTCTCCGATCTGTTTGGGTCATCGCAGCTACCTGTATTGGAATATCTATTCCGATCAGAACTCGATAGACACCCTTCTCGTAGAGAAATGCTTTTTAATACGAGACAGACAGATAGGGATATTTGGCAATACTCTGAAATTCATGATTTAGACCTTTTTAGTGAAGTGTCTGAAGGAACCGAGTTTTCCTTTAAGAGACCTAAACAAGGTGCTAACAAAACTCTCACCATGACAAAATTTGGTTTGGGTTTTAGCATCTCGGAAGAAATGGTTTCTGACGGTAAATTTGATTTCATCGCAGACTCTGTTCGTAAATTAGGAAAATCAGCTCGTGAGTCTCAAGAGATTTCCGCAATGAATATTTTCAATAACGGATTTTCTACTGAAACTACAGCTGATGGGGTGAGTGTATTTAATACTGCTCACACTCTTCCTTCTGGTTTAACCTTTAGGAACAGACTAAGCACGAATGCAGATTTAAGCGTTACGTCTTTAGATACAGCACTTCAGGATTTTGAAACACAGTTTATCGGGGATAGCGGAATAAAATATAGCATTTCGCCAAAGTTCTTAGTGGTGCACCCCTCTAATAAGAGGTTTGCAATGGAACTAGTAGGTTCTACATTAAAACCCGAAACTGCAGATAACAATATGAACGCTTTCTTACAGGATAATCTGATGGTAGTGTCGAGCCCACATCTAACTGATTCAGATGCTTGGTTTTTAACTAGCTCTCCAGATAATCTAGATGAGAACGGATTAGTTATCGTTGTTAGAGAAGGTATTCAGACAACGGCTGCGGGCCCAGATGTTGGGTTCACTACTGATTCTATTTTCTATAAAGCAAAATATAGAGAAAAATTAGCAGCTGTTCATCCTTATGGTTTATTCGGCTCTCCAGGAGCTTAATTAATAAGATAGGGGATGGGTTCTCCTTTTTCCATCCCCCTTATCTATTCTAAACATTAACCAAAGGGAATGACGAACAAGATCTATCTTGTCCGATTAGAATAGGAGAGGAAAAAAATGGCACTTCATTTCACAGGTCCAATTTTACAATCTGAAAAATCAGGTGGATCAAGACAATGGTATAGTAATTTACCAGTAGGTGAAGATCCTAGTTATGTATCTAGTTTTAACGATTTTCTTTTTTCTCAAAATTACGCAGCAGCAGATTGGGTAGTAACAGAAACACAAGCAGGAGCTACACAAGCAATAGCAGCAGATGAATTAAACGGAGCTCTTCTTCTTACTAATAGCGCAGCTGATGATGATGTTAATCAATTACAAAGTACTGAAGAAGCATTTCGTCTTACTGCAGGTAAAAAAATGTGGTTTGAATGCAAGATGAAAATTAGCGATGCCACTCAGTCTGATTTTTATATAGGACTAGCCACTACAGACACTACTATTATTGCGGGTACCACAGATAGTATAGGTTTTAGAAAATTAGATGGGTCTGCTACAGTGTCTTCTATTACAGAAGATGCAACAGTAGAAACTACTAATACAGCAAATACAATAGTAACTGATACTTATGTTACTTATGGTTTTTATTGGGACGGCTCTGCTAAAGTAGAATTCTCTGTTGATAGGGCTCTTACTGCAACTCATACAACAAATATTGAGCAAACAAATAAATTAGCTCTAACTTTTACTCTACAAAACGGGGAAGCTGTAGCAAAAAATTTAACTATTGATTATTACTACATAACAATGGAGAGATAATGGCTGGTAGTTCAAATTCTCTAACTAGTAGAGTGTGGCAAGAATATGGATCTGGTGCCACATCTCGTCGTACTGAAGTGGTAACAATAGATTGGGTGGCCGATGATGCCGCCGCTACTATTCCAAACTTATCTATTGAGCTTCGAGGCTATTGTGTGAAAGCCATTACTAATCCTGGTGCCACAGCACCCACAGATAATTATGATATTGCTTTAGGAGATCCAGAAGATTCAGCCTTAGATGCTTTAGCAGGTGCTTTACAAAATAGAGATACAACTACAACAGAACAAGCTCAACCCGTAATTACAAGTGCTCAAACACCTGTTTTATTGGCAGGCACTTATACTTTATCTGTTTCTGGAAACGCAGTAAATAGCGCCACAGGTCGAATTATTTTTTATTTAACTGATAGTGTTTAATGGATAAGAATGGCTGTAAGAATAAGAACATTAACGACAGTAACAATTGCTGTATCAGGCACTCCTCAAACCATATCATCCACAGTAGAAGATAGAGCTGCTTCAGTTCTTATTCAAGCCCATCCATCTAATTCTAGTTTTATCTGGATAGGCGATAGTACAATAGCTGTAAATAAAGGTATTTCGCTCCAACCAGGAGAATCAGTAGAGATAGCGGGATCTGAACGTCCTAGTGGTACAGATGAATTTTATATAGATGAGATATTTGTTGATGCCACTACAGGTGGTGATAGAGCTCTTATAACAGCTTTTGGGAGAAGATAGAGATGTCAGGCTTCCATAGAAAATCTAAACAACGCCTATTTGAAACCATCTCCACTCCTTTAGGCACTTCTCCTATAGCAGATCTTCCTCAAGATATCTTAACATTTACATCTTCTGATTCCAGTATAAGTATTACTGGTACAGCCGCCACTGATACGATTAATTTTACAGCTTCTCCAACTAGTATAGGTGTACTATCCTTCTCTACAATAAATGCGCCAGCAGGCACTGATCCAATAGCTGACACTGCCACTGATACATTAAATCTTACTTCATCTGCAGGCCTAACTATCACAGGCACAGCTGCGACAGACACTATAGATTGGACATTATCGGATAATTTAGTGGATATTGCAGGCCTATCTGATGCAGATAATAATTTTATTGTTGGTAATGGTACAAATTTTGTTGCTGAAAGCGGAGCCACAGCACGAACTAGCTTAGGATTAGGTACAGGCGACAGTCCAACTTTTACAGATCTCACTCTTTCTGCTCTTACGGCTTCTCGTCTTGTCCAAACAGGTGCTGGATCGTCTTTAGATAGTGTGGCTAATTTTACTACATTTGTTGCTGGAACAACAAACCAAATTTCTGTTGCTGATGATGGCGATGGTACTATTACTCTTTCTACTCCACAGAATATACATACTAGTGCCACCCCCACTTTCTCTGATCTTACTTTATCTTCTTTTACATTAGGTTCAGTGCTATTTGCCGGCACTGCAGGTGCTATTAACGAAGACAATGCAAATTTTTTTTGGGATGATACTAATAATAGATTAGGTATAGGAACTACTTCTCCAGCTGTAGCTCTTCATAATACTGGAAAAACTTATACAACAGATGTTTTTAATGGCACATCTACAGTTAATAGTTTAAATTTAGGGGGCTATGATGCAGCCTATGCACCAGAAAATTTCGGAAAAATAAAGATTATGACTTCTATGGCATGGGCCGAATCTTTTACAATGGCAGCAAATGCTACTGATCCAATATTAAGTGTTACAGGAACTGTAACCAAAACTGGCGGAAGTGTTGCTTTTCTTCCAGTTATAAACGATTCGAGAATATTAAGATATGCTACAGGAAATGCTTTTACTATTATTCCTGCTTTATATACGCAATTTATTTATACTCCTACTGCAACAGGCTTATTAGATGCACTTACTAGTTATACAGGAGTTTTTTCGCAGCCTCAATATATTCCTGATGTCGGTGCGGGCAACACTGCTGCTACTCCATTAATTTGTGGATTTCATGCCAATCCAAAAGCAGCTATGACAAGCGGCACTTCTTCTACTATTACACTCTTAGCAGGGTTTCATACTTGGGACTATGAATTTTTTTCTAATACTGTGTCTGGTGCCACTACAGTAACTAATTTTGTTCATTATAATTGCGGGGCTATTGTGAAAGCTGGTGCCTCCACTTTTACTAATATGTATTCATTTATAGCTACAGTTAATGGAGCTGGATCTACTTTAAATGCATCTTTTGCTTCTCCATTAAATGCCAATAGTACTATTAATTGGAATATTTATCAAACCGGCACTGCATTAAATAGATTAAGGGGCGACACCCATATAGGAGTGAATTCTGGTTCTCCAGGTACAACATTAGAATTAACAGGAGATCATTCTCGTATACCTACAACGTTTGCTCCAGCAGCTGGTAATAATAATAATGTAGCCACTACTGACACATCAGTTATTTTTATGTCTGCTAGTCCAGGTGCGGGCTTTACTATGACAGGATTTGCTGGAGGTGTGAATGGTAAACGATTAGATGTAATAAATGCAACCGGTCAAATTATGACTATAGCCAATCAAGACGTTAACAGTACAGCAGCCAATCGCATCATCACTGCTACAGGAGCTAGTCAAGTGACAGTAGGGGATGGTGCATCTACATTTATTTATATTGGAAGCGAATCTAGATGGCGCCTCACTAATTTAGAGGGATAGATGAACTTAGTAATAAATGAAAAAGAAGAGATAATGACTTGGTTTGTAAATCAACAATTAACCAATGTTATAGTAGGAAATAATACTTGGATAGTGGATTTTTATAATAAAACAAAATATGATCAACATTTAGAGATTAGAGATTTTATTCTAAGTAAACGTATACAGGCTGAAACAGATAAATCGTTAGCTGAAGTAAATAATAATACACCAGAGACTATTCGCTTAACATCTTTTATAACTTTATTAAATAGCATAATAGATAAGATAAATGTGGAGCTATAACTATGGAAAAACAAGAAGCAATAAAAATAATAGACCAAGTGCTGGCTTCTTTTAAAGGCACTAGACAAGAGCATCAAATTATTCTGCAGGCATGGCAAGAAATATTAAAAGAGGAAAAAAATGGGCAGGTTCGTCAAGATAAGACCAATGAATAAAATATCTAAATATCAAGAACGAGCTATAAAATTTAGATATAGATCATTATGGGTGGCTTTTTTGTTATATGGTGCTATTAGTGCTTATTATATAATGCACATGTTAAAATAGAGGATAGATGGCAAACACTAGAAATGGTAATACTTTTTATATAGATACATCAGTTGAAACAGTGAGTACAGATAAAAATCAGCGAATAGCTTATGTGGTGCTTACTGCTACTGCAGCTAATGGCCGTATAGTGCTAGCTGATCCTAGTGTAAGTGGCAATCCACCTAAAGTAGATTTAAGAGTGGCGGTTTCTGGAACTACAGAAGTGTTTGATTTTAGTAGATTACCTCTATATTTTCCTAATGGTATGCGTGTGAATATATTAACTAATGCTTTAGCAACTTTAGTAATGACACAATCAGGCGGATAACAATATGGCAATATTTCAATTAAAAACATTTAAAGATATTCAAGACGCCATAAAAGAAGAACTAAAATTAGGTACCTCTACCACTGATCTCAATCGTATAAAAAGAGATATAAATATAGTTTATGAAGATATTGTTAGTAGAGCTAGATGGTGGTGGCTACGTAAAAATATATCTTTACATAAAGAAGCCGTCATTAATAGCGGTACTGTAACAGTTACACAAAACAGCACTACTATTACGTTTACAGTTGCTCCAGCAAAATCAGTAGATGGATATTTCTTTTCACAGGACGGTTCTACTGAAATATACACTATTGAATCCCACACTGCCAACTCCACTACTGCTACTTTACAAACTCCATTTTCTGCTGCTACTAATTCGGCTGCTAATTATAAATTATGGACAGATGCTATAGCACTTCCTTCTGATTGTAGAGAAACTTTTGAAGTGGTGCAACATTTTCAATCTGTTCCTCTTCGTAATCAAGGATTACAAGATTTTAGACGCACTGTGGTCATACAACCAAAAGCTGAGGCCAGGCCAGAATATTATTCAACAAGTGATTTTAAAGATCCAGCAAAATTTGACACTATATCAGGATTGCCTGCTCTTTCAACAAGGGCCTCTAATGGTTTTGTTAAAACTTTAGTATTTGCTACCACTGTAGCAGCATTAGTTGCCGAAGAAGATCGGATTAGAATTACAGGAGCAGGAAATAGGGCCTATAACGGTATATATAAAATATCTTCTGTCTCCACTACAACCATTACCTATACTTCTACAGAAGCTCTATCTGAATCCGCTGTAGCAGATTCTGCTCTTACAATTAAAAAAGAGAATGTTGAAAAGAATATAGAAAAATATAGAGAGCTTCTTCTCTACCCATCTATTTTTACTAGTCGCACTACATTATATGTAGATTATATTCAAGATGCTCGTCCATTAGAAAATGATACAGATGAACCTCTTCTTCCAATGGAGGATAGAGTTGTTATTCTATACGGCGCCTTGCATAGAACATGGTCAAGAGAACGTAATCCTGAAGAAGCAGGAAGGAATTTACAACTCTTTACAATAAAACTTGATCAAATGGAAGGCAGATGGCAGGACATGACCGAGACTGCCAAGCTCACTCCTCATAAACTTTATCTTCGAGCAAAACGAGGTATATCTAAAACTCCTCTTCTTAGCAAATCATTATATGAATTTGGTGGAGGGTCAAGCGGTCAAGTAATAACTGGCACTGCTTCACGGGTAGCTATATTTAATGCCCAAGGCGAATTAGAGGGCTCCACTACCATCACTACTACAGAATTAGGATTTTTAGATGGGTTGCTTAGCTCAGCGGTAGGAATATCCGACACTCAGACATTAACAAATAAATCGCTTGTTGATAGTTCTACATCTATTGTAGATGCTACTGTAGCGAGTAAGACAATTAAATTTGATGCTGGGGGTACTGCTGCCACTTCTACCACTATTTTAGCAGCTCAAACAACTAATAGAACTATCACTTTACCTGATGCTACTACAACATTGGTAGGCACCGACACTTCACAAACATTAACAAATAAAACTATAGACAGCGATAATAATATTATTACTAATATTGTTGATGCTGATATTAAGTCTACAGCTGCTATTGCTCGTACTAAAATTGCAGATGGATCCGCTAATCATGTAGTGATCAATGGCGGTACAGGAACTTTATCTAGCGAAGCAACTCTTGCTATAACTCGGGGAGGAACAGCAGGATCTACTTCTGTATCAGGATTTAATAATCTTTCTCCAACAACTACAAAAGCTGATTTAATAACAAGAGATAGTACTAATAATGTTAGATTAGTTGTAGGAACAAATGGACAAGTACTAACCGCTAACTCTGCCACTACGACAGGATTAGAATGGCAAACTCCTGCAACAGTAAATTTTCAAAGCGATCAAAATATTTTAGCTAATCAAATTTTTAATTAAATTTTAGGAGAATTATATGGCTACTTTTACAAAAGAAATTTTAACAGGATCAACTGACGGTAGGGCTATTCTTGTTGTTGCAACAGCTACTCCAGGAACTACACTCCATACTGGTCCGTCTACTGCTGCGGATATTGATGAGATTTGGCTTTATGCTCAAAATACTAGTACATCTGCTATTAAATTAACTATAGAATGGGGTGGAGTCACTGCTCCAAATGATCTAATAGAAGTTAGTATACCTCCAGAATCAGGACTGGTATTAGTAGCTCCAGGAATATTAATTAAAGGAAATGCTACTCCTTTAATTGTTAGAGCTTTTGCTGGTAGTGCTAATTTAATTACAATTCATGGATTTGTTAATTCAATAGTTTAATAGGAGCTATATGGCAAGACGATCATTAATAGGAAAAATTAGTCAAACTAATTTACCACTTAGAAGTGAAATTAGATTAGATACCTTCACTGCTTATGGATCCACAGATACCCGTATTCCTCAGTTTACAACTAGTTCTACTACTGGTACAGCTCTTACATTAACAACAAATAATGCTACTAATGGAGCTTCTATTACTGTTAATGAAAATGGAATATATTCTGCTACCTTTACTATAAATGGTGCTTCAGGAGGAAGAGCAGTGGCAGCTATTACTAAAAATGAAACTTCTCCTGGAGACACCACCACTAATGCTACAGCTTTATCTAATACTTTACGATTACAAATAGATTTTGATCCTATTGTTGCAGCTAATGATAGTAATGCATTTTGTACTTGGACAGGTATTTTGTCTCAAGGAGATATAATTAGACCTCATACAGATGCCGGAACACCTGCAACAGCTGCTTTATCTATTTTTACTATATGTAAGGTGAGTGAGTAATGCCTAAACGTACACAACTATTATCAGTGGTGCCGTGGACTGGAGGCCTCAACACTTCTTTAGAGGAAGGGCTTATTGGTCCTAATCAGCTTACTATTGCTAATAATCTTCTATTTAGAGAACAGCAATCTAAATTAAAAAGAGATGGAATTAATTTTAATTTCGATACAGCTACTGCAGGATCTAATAATATTATAGGACTAAATGATTTTTATTTTATATCTGCTTCTACTAAAGTTCATAGATTATTTTCTATTGATGAAACAGGAGCATTTTTCTCTTATGTAGAAGGTGGCACTCGCACCACTCGTACACCGGCTGCGACAGCTGAAGTGACATCTATTACATGTCCAGCAAAAGCTACTATAGGTGCTTCTCAATTTTTTTTAATAAATAGCGCAAATAACACAACAGAATACTATGTATGGTATGACACTACAGGAGCTGATACAGATCCGGTTAATCAATCTCCTCCTGCTATATTTGGATTAAGTGGGAAAACAGGTATAAAAGTAGTAATTACAACAGATGTGACGGCTACAGATGTAGCTGTACGTACCACCACTGCTATTAATGCTACAGGCGGGGCAGATTTTACTGCTACTAGTACAGGCGCTGTGGTGACGAATACAAATGATGCTACAGGTCCAGCAAAAGATGCTACTAATATAAATGTAACAAGTCTCACTATCTCTATCACCACTCAAGGATCTGGTGCTAAATGGACCACTCCTACTATTGTATCAATGAAAACAATTAATAATATTCTTATTATGGCAGCAAATGGTACTGGAAATAATTTATTTTATTGGGATGGCGCCACTACACTAGCTTTAGATTTAACAACTAATCCAAATTATGACCCCACTGATCCCAATCCACCTAGTTGCTCCTTACTTCAAACTCATTTAGGACGTCTTTGGACAAATGATAAATCTAATTTTGATAGATTACATTTTAGCGAAACTTTTAATCCTTTTAAATGGCAAGGTGCAGGCGACAGTGGAGCTATAGATGTAGGAACAGGAGATGGTGATCCAGAAGGCATAATAGCTATTTTTCCTACTTTTAAAGGAGAACTATTTGTAGCAAAGCGTACAAAGCTCTATCGTATATCTGGCTTCACTCCAGAAACATTTCAAGTAATATTAGTAAGTGATGGTATAGGTGCTATTAGTCAAAATGCGGTGGTGCCGGTGGAACAAGACGATATATATTGGATAAGTGAAAGAGGCATTCATTCTTTAAACGCCACTGCTTCTTTTGGCGATGTAGAATCTAAATTTGTTTCTGCTGATATTCAGAAAACTTTTAATGATGATTTTACTAAAACCCGTCTAAAGAATAGTTGGGGAGCTTATTTAAATACAATAAATAGTATAGCATTTGCTATCACTTTATCTACAAAAACTTTTAATAACGATCTTTTTCTTTATAACATACCTTTAAGAGCTTGGTATAAATGGCCTGATATAGATTGCGAAAGTTTAATTACAGCAACTGATGCTGCTCAAAAAAGATTCTATTTAGGCGGATCTAATGGCAGAGTATTTAAAACTTTCACGGGAGATAATTTTGATACCAATAATGCAGGATCTCAAGTAAGTGTGCCATTTAAAGTAAAAACGGGTCGTATATTTCCAGATAATAGTCCTTATACCTTTAAAGGGTATAAAAAATTCTCTCTTGTTTTTAGACCAATCGGTTCGCAAACTATTTCTAGTATGATAAAGATAGATAGTCAATTAGAACAATCTTTAGCTTTTGGTCAAACAGGCTCTGTAGATTTATTAGGCACCACTTTTATATTAGGATCATCAATATTAGGAGCTGAGTTTATTATGGAACCCTATACCCAGTCAATAGAGGGCTTTGGTAGAGGAATTCAAATAACGCTAGAGCAAAACGATGCAAATGAATCTGTGGAAATTCAAGGATTTATGGTAGAATATGAGCAAGCTGGCGATAGCCAAGAAGTCTTGGTATAATGTTAATAGGAGAATAAATGCCTACTTTAACAGTTACTAAAAACTATGATGATGGGACAGTGTTGACAGAAAGTCAACTAGATGATATTAAAACTAGTTTAGAGACCTTTTTTAACACTACTAAAATAGATAATGATAATATTCAAACGGGCGGTGTGGGCGCTGCAAGCATTGCTTCTAGTGCCGTTACAGCTATAAAATTAGCTACTGATGCTGTAGAAACAGCTAAAATTAAAGACGCTAATGTTACAGCAGCAAAACTTGCTACTGATTCCGTCACCACTGTAAAAATTGCTGCAGCTAACGTCACTCATGCAAAATTAGCAGATAGAACTGTCACTACAAATGGGACAGATCCTGGTGCTGGTGGAATAAGTATGAGTTCTAGTATTGCTTTTTCTACAACTTCTACATCTTTTATAGATGTTACAGGAGCTTCCTGTACGCTTACTACGACAGGAAGACCAGTACAAGTTACTTTAATATCAACTGGAACTTCTTTAGGATCAGATAATGGTATTATAAGATCTAGTAGATCTTCTGGAGATAATACTTCCTCACAATTTTTGTTTGTTAGAGATGTAACAGCAATTGGTGGATATGTTTTAGATTGTCAAGGAGCTACAGCAACTACAAAAACAACAACAGTTCCAGCTTCTTCCGCTATTTTTATTGATGATATTGCATCTGGTACTTATACTTATAAATTACAGGTAGCATCTTCACTTAGTTCAATAACTACCTCTGTTAATAATGCAAGATTGGTAGTGTATGAACTTTAATATAAGAGCTTATAAACAATCTGACTATGAAATTCTTTCCTCTTGGTGGAGAGGATGGTCTTGGCCCCTTGTACCTAAAGAATGTCTGCCTCAGACAGGTTATATAATTGATGATTTGTGTGCTGGATTTCTTTATAAAACTGATAGCTCTATAGCATGGATGGAATGGATAATTAGTAATCCTAAAGCAGATAAATTTGTAAGAGGAGAAGCTCTTGATGTATTAATAGTTTCTTTAATAGAAAAAGCCAAAGAACAAGGATTTTCTAGTATTTTTACATCAAGTAATAAATTGTCATTCAAAGACCGCTTAATTAAACATAAATTTATAGAGACAGATAAAGATGTTTCTCAATTTATAAGGAGCTTATAATATGCCAGCACTTACATCTATAGCTTTAGGGGGAGCTGCATTAGCAGGAGGTTTAGCTGGAGCAGGAGGAGAAGAATCTACAACAACAAGAGTATTGCCTAGACAATCTAAATTCGAAGCTGAATTAGCAGCAGGTCAAGCAGGACAATTTAGAGATTTACAAAGTATATTAGAAGGAGGCTTTAGTACTGCTCAGGCTACACAAGCTCAAACAAATTTAGCGGATTTATTAAGAGAATTTAGTCGTACAGGAGGATTACCTGGAGCACAAGATATACAACAGTCTCAACAATTAGCACAACGATTGGCAGCTCCTCAATTATTAGCTCAACAACAACAATTTGAAAGGCAGCAAACACAATTTGGTAGACAGGCAGCTTTAATGGGACGCACTACAACAGATCCTGTTCTAGCTAATCAACTAGCACGATCACAATTTCAACAGAGTTCTTTACTTCAGTCTCAAATAGGAGCACGAGGAGAAGAACTTGCCCAACAACAGCCTTTAAGAAGATTGCAGTTTACACAAGGATTGGCAGAACAAGCACAACGTAATAGACTCACAGCTTTAAGTTTAGGTCAGCAGCTTTTAGGGGCAGAAAGACAATTTAGAGTGGCGCAAGCAGGTGAACAAACAGAAAGTGGTGGAGGCTTTGGTGGATTTGTTAGCGGTGCTCTAGGAGGATTTGGAGCAGTTGCTAAAGGAATGGGTGGATTTGGATAGACTGCTACTCAGTCCATACTGCCCAATACGCCAGGCAGCAGACAAACTGTGGTGGGCAGAAGTGATACGCCTGATTTTAATTTATTTAGGGCATAAACTATGGCTAATTTAAGTTTAAGAGACGCATTAATTCTATTTTCTGATGGATTGCAATCTTTAGGCAAAGCTCGTACTATTGATAAAGCTAACGAAGCAGCAGAAAAAATAAGAAGAAATGAGGAATTAAATCAAGAACAGAGAAGTCAAGAATTACAACAATTAAGTAATCGGTTTAGACTAGATTTAATAAAGGGGGGTTCTAGTGCAAATGAAGCAGGATTAGCTAGTGAAGCTCTTACTCCTTCTATTCCTACTTCTATAAATAATGCTCTTTTTACAGGCTTATTAACAGGCGATAAAAATTTAGTAGAGGTAGCAGAAAAAGTACAAGATATAATTTCTCGCCCTTCTATGGAAGCTATGGGTATTAGAGAAAAGATTCAAAAATCTGAAAAGAAAGAAAAAATGGATGTTGAAAAATTAAATAGGATCAACACCACTTTAAATAGATTTACAGATAAAGAATCTAAAAAAGAATTAGAATCTCTATCTGCTGTTGAAGGAATAAGATCCAACTTAAAAACACGCACACAACCAGGATTTGGTTTGGCACAAAGAGGATTAGCACGTCTAGCACAAGGAACTGGAGTGATAAGTGATAAGGATGCTGCGGCTATTAATCCAGATCCAGATTTCGTCACTGCGGCAAGAAATTTCTTTTCTACTGGATTTAGTGGATTGCCCGCTGAAAAAAGATTTTTAACATTAGAAAAATTAACGGACGGGCTAGAAAAAGTTCAACTACAAAGATTAAAAGCTAATGCAGTTAGATTTTCAAAAAGCAGAGAGGGATTAATTCCTGGTCTCACTGCACAAGAATTAGAATCAAGACTACTGCAATCAACAATAGGAAATAGAATGGATAAAATAGCAGGAGAAGAACCGAAGCCGAGTAAAAAATCTACTAGTTATATCGATCCTTCTACAGGTAAAGTGCTACAAGGAACTATAGATCATAATGGAATTATTTTTAATATTGAAGGAAAACCTGTAGCTAGAATTAGAAGGGAATAAAAATGGCAGATGAAACTAATCTTCCCATTACAGAAGCTTTTGATAAAGCATTAGAAGGTGTAGATACATTAAGTTTGCCTGAAGTGCAGGTGCTAGCAGAAAGAAAAAGCGGCTCTAGTCCAGAAACATCTATAGGCAAATCTCCACTTACAGCTTTAGAAAGAGGTGCTTTTGGTTGGTTGCGTACTCCCGACATACAAGAAAAATTATTAAAAAGAAAATTTGGCCCCAAAAATATTGTTTTTGTTGCAGGAGAAGGAGAAGGTAAATTTTCTATAAAACAAGACGACGGTTTATGGTATGAAGCCGATCCTGGATTCAAATGGGATTTACAAGGAATGAAGCAAAATTTAGAGGACCTACCTAAAGATATGGCCGAATTTATTGGCAGATATGGTACTCGTATAGCAGGCGCTACTGCAGGTGCTGCTCGTGCTGGCGCAAGCACTGCAGGACTTAGTCCATTTATTGCTGTCCCATCAGCTATAGCAGGAGCGGGTGCTGGAGCAGCAGCTGCGGAAGCCGCTGATATTGCTGCTCGTAAAGCTATATCATCTGAATTAGATATTGCAGAATCTCCCGAGGAAGTAATGCAAAGAATTGGTGCCGCCTTTCTTTTTGGAGCGGAGACAGAAGCTGGAGGGGCTTTTTTAAAGGGGGCCGTTAAAGGTTTAAGTGGAACGTTAAAACGTCTATCTAGTACTCCAGAAGGAAAATCAGCTGCTACAGATTTCTTAACTATGGTAGCAGGTAAGGGAGAGAAAAACCGCCCTTTAATTAGAGCCAGAGTAGAGAATCCATTAGAAACAGCTTCTTTTGATGAAATTGCTTTAAAAGATGTAGTAAATAATACAAATATGTTACAAAAAACAATGCAACAAGAGATTGAAATATTTTCTAAAAAAGCCAGCCGAGCATTAAAATTAAAAGGAAAAGCTTTAGGAAATATAGAGCGAATTGCAGATAAAGGTAATTTTAATCCTGCCAGTTCTGTTGATCGCTTTAATAAAAACCTACAAGAATTAAGAATAACAGATAACCAAGGAAATTTCTTACGAACTACTACAGATCAATTAGCACGAGAATTAGCAGTTCCTGAAGAAGAAGCTTTAAAAATTTTAACTAGGCAATCAAATGCTTTATTAGGAAAAAATGCTAAACAAAATAAAGTAACATTAAATGATATAAAATTAGTTACAGACAAAATAGATGATTTATTTTCTACTACTATAAATCCTACTAGTAAGATAGGACGATCTATTGCTCTTCTTAGAGTGGACCTTAAAAATGAAATATCCAGAGGTATAAATGAACTTAGTCCTAAATTAAATGCATCTTGGTCTAGATTAAATTCAGAATTTGCAAATAGCAAAAATTTAGTAGAAACTTTAACAGCTAAAAGTTCTCCTGATAAAGTTGATGCTTTTATGAAACAAATAATTAAAGATGACGGAACATTTAATTCAGAACTAATAGGTAATATTAGTAATTTATTAAAAAAACAAGATCCAACAGGAAGATTATTACGAATGCAGTCTGCTAGAGAATCTACTCAATTATTCCAAGGATCTGCTTTAAATAGGCTGGTTCCTTCCGGAACTCCTCGAGGAGTCGCTGCTTTATCAACAATAGGAGGATCAGCTACAGAATTAGGTCGACGAGTAACAAATGCTATTCCTTTTGCTCAACAATCTTTAAATACTTTAAAACAATTAGGAATAGAAACTAGAGATCAATTGCTTAGAGATAGTCTATTTAGAAATACATTAAGAAATTCTATTTTAACAGGTGCTCTTCAAGATGAGCAGGTTGATGAGGTTCTTAAACAAGTGACACCACAAGAATCTATTGGAAGAAAATTTTAATATGAATATATATTTAACAGATAAACTACAATGGGCTCTTTCTAAAGAAGCAAAAGAAGCTTTAGAATTTTTAATTAACAAAGGAATAGATCAAGATGTAGCCTTTGAACTTTTACATCTCACTGTAAAAGAAGAAGATATGTATAATTTAGATGGGAATGACGCAGCTTAAATGGAAAAGAAACTAGAACAAATTCAACTAATTTGTGAGAAACTAGATACTAGAATAGATAGTATGGATCAAACCCTCACCAGAAATACTGTTATTTTAGATGAACATGTACGGCGTACTTCTTTGCTAGAAGATGATTTTCGTACACGCATCCCCCCTTTAGAAAGACATGTTGTTAAAGCTACTTTTATTGTTAAAGTTCTTCCGTGGATCTTAGGTGTAGCCTCAACGGTGCTGGCTTTTTTTTCTCACTAAGAAATTTCTTTATAGTAGAGGTTGGAATAAATAAACCAAAATTAGTTGTAGCTGAAGCGGCAAATACTATTCCTTTAACATTTAAATTATTATCTACAACAGGTGATCCACTATTCCCCGGGAACACTTCAGCATCTGTATAATAGGAATCAACTTTTCTTACACACACCCTAATTTCTTGTAAAAATAAAGTTTTCTTTTGAATATGAAGCCCCTCTCCTTTACATTTATCTAAATCTATATCTTCTAGAAAATGAGCAGTTTCTATTCCTAATATATATCCTTTACTTAAATGCACCGCTTTTAATTCTGGATATCCTACTATATACACTTGATCGTCTATATTTATTTGCTTTGCAAAATTAAGGCCATATACATCAAAGATAGATTCAATTAAGCATAAATCATGAGCTTTATCTACTCTTTTAACAATTCCGTATCCTTTGCTTTTTAAATATTCTGAATAAATAGCCACTATATTATCCCTGCCCACTTCACAAACATGAGCATTTGTAATAAGATGGGTAGTATTATTATAATTAATAAAAAAACCTGTACCGCCTCTTCGTTCTGTATCAGGAGAATAAATACGGACTAATTTAGAATTAACAATATTTTTTCGTTTTATATCTTGAGTGTTGGCACAAGCGCTTATAGCAAGAATAGAAACTATTAATAACAGTTTCATTTTGCCACTCCTATTATCACTCCTGTTACCAATGTACCAGCTAAAGCCCCTAATACAAACCAAAACATTCCTCCGCCTCCATTAGATTGCTCTAATTCTGTTGTGTGTTGTTTATATAGATCTAAATGTTTATTTTGAGTGTTAATGAGGTAATCTTTAGCGTCTGTATTAGCTTTGCACGATGTGAGCGCCTTATCACAAGATTTAAGTAGATCAATTAGTTCCTTCGTCTCCATTGGACTTAGGATTGGATCCGATGCCCAGCTTACGGAGAAGCTCAACAGAAGCTGTCCTAAGAGCATCATATTCACTGCTATCTTTTTTAAATTGCTCTGAAGATGCATTCTCAAGTTTTTTTGCTTCATTTGATTCTTGCTCCATATCTTTTTCTTTAATATCAAATTCTAACTTTTGTACTTCTTTCTTCTTTCTATTATACAAATAATAGAACAAAGAAGCTAGTCCTATTGCTATAAGTGATAAATATCCCATAAAATTAACCATTTACGTTTAATGCAAGAGCTATTAAAGAAGCTCCTAATCCTATTATACTATAAGTAAGATCGTGTTTTATAGCTCCTAGGAAAGAAAAAACTAAGGAAAATATGCAAAATGCTATTTGTATCATCATTTATTATTCCATCCTCTTGTACCATCAGGTAATATGTGTTCACCCATCCAAGTGGAACAATCTAAATCATCTATATACCATTTTGGCTTACACATTACTGTTGCCACATATTTCTGCAATTTTAGCTTCTTTACTACTGCTTCTGCCCATTCAGCTCCACCTTGACTCCATACTATCACAGCATGTCCTCTTATATAATGCCTTTTAATTTGTTTAATAAGATCGTAATTTGGATATACTTCCATATTTCCGTATTGACAGTCTAATTCAATAGGAGTTCCAGTATATCCTTTTATAGGTTTCTCCCAATAAATCAATGTTTCGTCCACATCTATCATCACTACATTATCGTTTCTAGGTACAATCATATATCTGTTTATTCTCTTAATAAATTCCAAGCTTCTTTATATTGATTATATTTAGAATCAGTGTAGCCAATGCCTATTCCTGTTTTATTTAAGATTTCTTTCATAGGTATTATATACCATTCATTTAAAGGCACCACCTGAATGGCCAGTATATCAAAATCATTTTCCTGATAAGCTCCGCCAGTTCGCTTAGATCCTGGTAAAGACTTTACAATATTGATTTGATACACCCCTCTTCTAGAATGCATTCCATGACTGGTACTTTTTATTTGCACTCTTTTTACTATTCCCTCTTTTTCTACAATAAAATCATAGGTCTGATTATCACCAAAGGGCTTCGACACCACGTATTCTCGTTTAGTGGCCTCCACTTGAAACATCATTTCTGCTAATTCGCCCTTTACTTTTGACATATTGTTTTATCTTTTTTTATTCTCTTTTAAAGTTTTTTTCTTATGGCACACTTTACACAAGATTTGATACCCATCCACAGAGCAAAACAAGCGAGATATATAAATGTCCCAGGTAAGAAAACCATCACTACTATCAATAACAGATTGGATATGATCCCTTTGTACTTCTTTTCTTTTAAAAGATTTTTTACATTTTGCGCATTCATATTGGTCTACTCCTCTTTTTGCTTTTTTTAAAGCAGCATATGCTGGAGGCCATTTATAACTAATTCGTCTAAGTTGCCCAATAAACCATCTTTGAAATTGCATTAATGTTTTTCATTACTTTCTGGAATAATAGAAGTAAGATTAATATGTATTCCAAGAGCTTCAATATTTTCTATAGTGAGCTTATTTTCAATAAGTTCATAATAAATAATATCATAAGATGCCTGCCAATTAATAGCTCCATTCACCCCCTTAGCAAAATTTGTAAGAAATGTTGCATATTGTCTTACGTCTTCATTATTATCATAATCATTTAACATTTTCTTTTTTTTCTTCTTCTAAAAGAGACATGGCTGTTTTATAAGCATTCTCTCCAAAGAATCTCATTTGTATTTCGCTTTCTCTTATCATTCCTAAAACTGTAGTGCCGCTACTAACTAAAGGGCCAAAATAAGAAATGCGTCTCACTGCATGTTGACCTATTAGCACTATGTCGCCCATCTCCACTTCAAGCGGTACGGGTTGATTCTCTTCATCATAAAATCCTTCTCCTATTAGCAGCACTCTAGCAAATAGCGGTCTATCTACAAATACACCATCGACAGATTTTTTAAATTCTGTGGGAATGATAATACCCTTAGTTTTTATTTCTTTCGTTTCCAATATCTCTACTAGAATACAATCGCCTATAAGCCGAAACAATGGCTGACGCTGTAGATTTAATTTTTTAAAAGCATTTAAAAAACTCATATATTTTCTATTTATGCTGCGATTTTTTCGAGAATAGTTTTAACTTCTTCAATACTCGTGGGTTTAATATATGCTCTCGCAGTATCGAGTTTTTCCCAGCCCATGATTGAAAGTAGAGTAAATTCATCAAGTCCTTGTTTATAGAAAAACGTTGCTGCCAATTTTCGGAGATCATGCGGCTTAATACCAATTCTTTTAATTGCTCGTAAAAATGTTGCGTAAGATTTTTTATAATCAGGCCCTGGAATCTCGGGTTTATAGATAATTCGTGGTTTATTACCTTTGCCGCATATAGAGCTTGTGCTACTGCAGTACGTGAACGATTCCTTCCATCTAAGGCCGCTGTAAAGAATTTCCAATGCTTTTCTTTTAATTGCTTGATCAGATATGTTCTGTATTCTTTCTTTTGCTTCTTCAAATGTAATAGTAGGGAATTTTCTTTGGTATACATATTTAAATAATCTCCTATTTTCGTCTTTAAATATTTTATAAGAATTGGGCGACTGCATACGTTCGTTCCTTATAGCCCAATCGACAAAAACTACCACTCTTGTCCAATAAGTGGTACGGGTATAGGGGGAAAAATGTTCTATAGCTTTCCATAGAATCTCGGGATGATGAGGCACTAAATAAGAAATAATAGATAATAGTCTACTTCGTTCAGATCGTTTAGTAGATTCTGACCAGGATAGATCCCTAGATTTTAAATAATCTAAAGCAATAGATAACATTATTTCACCTTATGTATTTGGCTTGTTGTTTGATCTAAACCGGCAGCTGTAATAATATAACTAATACCTTTTTGTGTAGTAGAATTTGCATCTACAATAGAATTAGTTTTTTCCATTAAAGAATTAAGAGAATTAGACATGGAATCTAGTCTAACAGAAACAGGGGATAAATCAGTAGCTTCCATTTCTGGGGCTTTTTTATCTTTAATAGCTATAGCCATATGCTCCACACCATTACCTAAAAAGAAACCCACTCCAATGAATTTTAATAATTCAAGTAAATTGGTTGATAAGCCATTTTTTGCCACGCTGTCCACCACTACTCCTATAGCCACTACCAACATTCCTAAAAATATTTTCCTTCCACCTAATTTCTCAATCATTCCTTTTTCTCCTCAATAACATTGTAAGTAAAATTGTATGTATTTCCTAAATTAAGCTTATTTAAAAACTCTCTAAAAGTCAAGCCTCTTGGATGCCAAAATAATCCTAATTCATTCAGCATATTACAAGCCCATAAACTAGATTCTAATGTATCTCTGGATAGATAAATACATCCCATATCTAATTTATTAGTAATAGTATCTAAAGTATTTGATGTATCTGTAAATCCAATTTCTTCAGACTGTGCTGCTCTATAGATATTATAAAGCAACACAGCTGAAGTTAGAAGATTTATTTTAAATTCTTTATTAGTCATATGATGCTGGGGTGAACTTCTTTTTAAAACCTTCGTTTTGTTCTTGTTTCTCTCTAACCATAATAGCCCCATTTAAATGTTCCTGTTCGCCTTTTTTTCCTACGCTCACTACTACTACAACGCCTTTAGTACAATTGGAAGCTTGTTTAAATTGTTCAAAAAAAGATACAGCTGAATCCTTATTTAATCTTAAAACCAAGACATCATTATCTTGTTTTTTAAATTTCGATACACTACTAAATTTAAACCAATTTGACATTTTATTCTCCTTTTATTTTTCTTTCTATTTCTTCTAAAGACTCTTTTACTGGAAGCATGGCGCCTCCATTAAAAAGAACTAAACAAGCTTTATGAGTGGCACTATAATAAAAAGCCGCTACAAGATCTTTAACGATCATAACGCTTTCGTTTAAATTTGCATGTGTAAGAGATATTAATTTCATATCTTTTCTATTGATAAAAGTTTTCCTTGAAGATCAAGAAGCATTTCTTTTTCATCTCTAACCAATTCATAAAAAGCTTCATTTTCTTGTTTAGGCTCTAATTGGTCTAATGTTAAAGATAACTTTGATATATTAGAAGATATAAGTAATTTAAGAAATTCATAATCTAAAACATTAAAATTATAATTAATTTGTTTAATTTTTTTATGAAGACTTATAGCAGAAGGATGTAATAAATCTTTAGTTTTTGAAGCCATCCAATTTAATTCTTCTTCTGTTATGTCTATTGTATTATCCATTGTTTTTGTAGTGTTCAAGATCTTGATCCAATCTTTTTAATTCATTTCGAAAAAATAGCGTATCTAAAAGAGCATCTGAGTCTTCTGCTTCTTTTAAATTTTTTTCTATTTCATCTCTTTTCTTTATCATTTCTATTAAATAAAAATCAGTTAAAATCATAATTTAGTCCTTTTTAATACTAAAGCCGTCTTTAATTGTTTTACCATATATATATAACCGTTGTCAAGGGATAATTTATTTACTTTTTCATTTAATAATATAGCTATAATTTTTTCTTCTACCTCTATCTTTCTTTTCGAAGCCTCTGTTAAATCCTGATATTCTTTAAACATTTCTATAAGTAGGTTTTTATTTTTAAGTTTGTTTATATTCTTGGGCCAAGATTTAGAAGGAAATGTATTAAACCATTCTTTTAAAGTATCCTTATCTCCCCAGCATTGTTTAGAGTAAGGGCAAAAAGCACATCTCATTGATCCTAAGGTATAATCTCTAGGCACATCAATAGGATTTTTTGTTGATTCTATAGTATTATAAATAAATGTAAATTTTTCTTTTAATTGTTGAAAAAGCTTTTCAGAAGGTTTAAATCTAATCTCATAATGTCTAGAATCATTTTTATTATATTTGTATATAGATCCAAAACTAACTTCACGTTGTTTAAAAAAATTAGAACAACAATAAGCATTAAGTTGATGAAAATTATCTTCTAAAAATGGGTCTTTAATTTCAAACAAAAATTTTTCTAAATCTTCTGCATAAAAAGATGTGTCGCTTATAAGTGACAAAGATGACAGAGTTTTAAATTTCTCTAATGTGGCATCCCATTTAGATTTATAAAAAGCAGAAAATTTATCTCCAGAAGATTTTATATCTATCACTCCTTTCCATTCCGGTGTATACACCACACCGTCTACAGAGCCCTCGATTAAATCTTTTCCTATAGAAAACAAAGTAACTATTTGTTGTTTATATTTTATATCAAACTTTTTACATAAATCAAAATTCTTAAATGCACTATATTCTATACTATGTCCTAAATTCAATAATCTATATATTTTAGGTTCTTGGGGATTTATAGTATATGTAGCATATTTTTTATATTGCATAAGTTCATATGCAAGTTTTCTTGAACAATGGCCAGCTGAAGAGGGGCGTAGTGGATAGAATTCTCGCTTCGATTCTTTTAAATGTATTTTTATGGCTTCATCTAATATATCAGTGATGCCTTCTTTAGGTCCTGGAATATTCATTTTTACTTTCTATATATTTTAATCTTTTAAAGATGATACTTAAAATCAGGATCTCCTTCTTGAATAAGTCTAACAGCCATTGCTATAGCTTGAATAGATTCTTTTATAATATTTTTCTTTGTACCTTTTCCTTGATGATAATCCATCATAGCTTTTGTAACTTCACCTGATTCTTCGTTAAAAGCCGCCAATAAATGTTTATTAGACGGGAATTTATTTCTAGCATAATAAATTTCTTTATTAACTTTTTTAAAAATAGTTTCAATTTTCATTCTTCACCTCAAACCCAGGAATATAAGAATGCCTTAAAATATATAATTCAAGCGCTTTAAATTTAATAAGATCAATATAAGATACATCTAAAAATGAAGAATCAGACTTTTCTTTAAAAAGTCTAATAGCAATATCGTGTATATTTGATATATCTTTTTGTGTTATAAATAGCTTTTGCTTTTCCATATTCATCCTTAACTTTTTGTATATAATCTGGATTGATATTAAGTTTACATTTACCAGCATTATAAGCACTCACTATACAATCTGAATTCATAGGATACCGATCTTGTTGCCATTTTAAATATTGTGCTGCGTAATAAATATTATTAATAGGATCTTGCAATTCTTTTTTAGTTATATTTTTTTTAAACATTCGTGCTGTATCCAATTTTATTTGGCATACTCCATAAGAGGCATTTCCATAATCTTTTAAATTATCTATATTTTGAAAATTAGTTTCAACAGAACACACTGCATATAATAAGATAGGACAAATTTTTATATTATAAGAAATAATAGCTATAGCTTCAGTCATAATTAATCCCAAACAGATTTCCGACCATCGGGCCAAGTATAATCGGTTTCTCCAACCGTTAATTTTTCTTTTTTACAGCTCTTGCAAATCTCTTTCCAAGCTGTAATAGGATAAGAAACTAGCTTAGCTCCCGCTTTGCTGCAACATTCTATACATTGAGGCCATTCAAGTTTAGTAAACATCTCCATTTTCTTTCTTCTTCTTATTCTCATATGGAATCGCTACTCTTCTATAAAATTCTAATTTAGTTCCTTCTAATACCCCCAATATATCATTTATTTTTTGATAAGTCAACCCAAAACCACAATATTCTTTTATCACCTTAGTAAAATAATAATTAAGTTCTCCTACAGTTCTAGGTATATTAGATGCTTTGTCCTTATCCAAATATTTTCTATCTTCTTTTTTTATATAAGGCATATTAGATAACTTCTATTAATTTCTTTAATTCAAATAAATCATGACTAGTAAATATTCGTTCTTCATTAACAAACCGAATTTCTGTTTTTATATCATCAAACTTTTGAATCCATCCTTCTTGAACAACTTTTCCTATAAGACAAATATTGTCCGGATTTATTAATACCTCCTCTTTCCAAAAAGAAGCATAAGTTTTATTTAATTTCGTTACTTTAATTAATTTCATTTAAACTTAAACTTTCTATAAAATCCATTTTCAGCTTGCCACCTACCTGTTTCTATTCCTATAATAGTTTCTAAAGATAATTCTTTTTTATTTTCATCGTATCTATCTTCTATTTCTTCCCATTTATTACATAGCATTCTATATTCAGCTAGTTCAGCCCATATACTAAACCATCCTGTTTTTCTATAGATAAAAGACCAAAATTTTAACATTTATTATTCTTTATTTCCTTTATCCACCTGTCATCTAAATCAGCATGGCGATATGCATAATCAAGTAGAAATAATATATTACATGCTGCATGAGCAAGATGATGTATATTAGATTCCTCATCTACATCTTCTCCATTATTCCATTTCATTATATGTCTTAATGTAGCTGATGTAAGTCGAGACCATTTCATTCCTTTCATCCAATTAAATCTACCATATTTTTTAGCACCAAATTCTAATACTTTCGCCACTTCAATTAAAGGAAATGCCGGCAATAAATCCATAGCTGGTTTATTTTCATCATACTTAATTCCTTCAATCATTCTTTTGCTCCATTCATATACCAATCTTTAAACATTTGTATTTCATCTTCTTGTATTCCTATGCCTATTTTAAATGGAGGCATGTTTTTTTGTATCACTACTCTTGTATATATTTTCTTTTTATTTTTAAAAACGATTGCATATTCTAACCAATTGAGCGGATAAGTATTATGGCACATAACACATCTCTTTTTTATAATAGGTAATAGATCTGTTTTATAAGAAGGCGATTGTCCTATTTTATAATCAAGAGGATAACAAGAAGAAAATAAACTAAGTATAATCAATCTTATCAACATATATTATTTTTTCTTTTTAAAACTTCCCGCTCCAATTTTAACTGCACTCTCTCCTCTTATCCAGTTTATTTTATATCCGCCAATAGAAGAAGGCAATCGTTCAGACTTATCTCCACCGCAATTAGGACATATTAATTCTTTATCAGAAGGAGACACTAAAGATTCAAAAACTTGTTTACAAGATTCAGATAGGCATACAAAATCATAAATAGGACTCATATAGGTTTACTTTCTAGATAGTCTTGAATTCTTTTAAAATCAAGAACAAATGGAATAAAGCTTTTATTACCCATATGAGCTTGTAATTGCAAAAAATTAAATCCTACTAATTTATGTGTTTTTATTGATTTAAAATAAAAAATTTTATTTTCTATATCCTGTCCTTGATATTTATATAATTCATATTTAGGAACAAAAAAATAACGCCAAAAAGACCAATATCTTACACCCCATAAAGAGTCTTCAGCTTTAATTACTGCCATTTATTTACTCCAATTTTTAATGTAACATTCCTCTATAATATTGTCAATTTAGTTATTAAAGGCTATCTATATATAGACTTTAGATAACAATAAGTCTATACATATGATGCCTTTATTTACTCCAATTAGTACTCGCTTTTCCTTCTACTTTTAATGCAATAGCCCCTTGCGGTGTTATCAATTTAAAATCAGTCATTTGTTCTTTAATAATTTCAATTGCTTCTCTTTCTTTTTCTTCTGGAATCTCTACTACTAATTCATCATGAACTAATAATAAAACATTACCTTTTATATTTCGGTCTTTAAATTCTTTTGTTATTTTATAAGCAGAATCTAATACAAGATCGGAAGCAGAAGATTGGATTAAAGTATTAAAACCTTTCATATAAATTTCTTCTTTATTATAAAAATAAATCGGCCTTCCTAATAAATTAGTTACTGATTTATATAAAAATATTTCATCTAATTTTCTTTTATAATTAAATACTTGTTGATATTCTTTTTTAAATAATTCGTGCTTTTCTTTACAATTAGCAAATGACCACATAAAGCCATGTTTTTGAGCCGATTGTTTTATACGTCTTATTCCGGCTCCGTAAAATAAAGCTAACCCTATTTCTTTAGCTAATTTTCTTTCTCTTGGATAAAGATCTTTTATTTTATTTAGAGGCTCTTTTAAATTAAAAAATATCTTTGTATTATAAGTGTGAAAATTTATATTATCCTTTATAAGCATAAATAATATAGGATCATTAGTAAAATAAGCAATAATTATAGGCTCAATAGATTCCATATCAAAAGCTGCTAATTTATATCCTATTTTAGAAATAAATAATTTATGAAGATTAGCGGGCACTTGCTGTAGATTAGGATAAGAAGAAGAAAGTCTACCTGTTCTAGTACCAGTAGGATTGAAAGAACAATGTATAATACCTTCTACTTGTAAGTCTAGATAACTAGGAAAAAAAGATGTGCATAACTTTTTATTTTTTCTATATTCTAGAAATAATTTTATATCCTCTTTATTATAAGAAGCCAATTTCTCTAATACTTCTCGTCCTGTACTTTCCTTTCCTAAAAATCCTTTTATATTTAATTTAAAGTAATCTTTTAGTAACCAATTTAATTGTGTTGATGAATCTAGATTAAAATCTTTTATTTTACTTTTTGCTTTATCTTCTAATTTTTTATATCTTTCAACCGTTTTATTTTTATCTTTCGCTTTTTCTATTCTTATTTGTTTTTTTTGTTCATATTTAGTCTCTATTTCTTTTAGTTTAATATCCTTATAAGTTTTATAGGCTTCTTTCCATAAAGTATCTATCTGAGTTTTTAAACCTATAGTTATATCTTTTGTATTTGTACGCTCTTTTATTAATTCTTTTAAATCAATTTTTATTCCTTTTATTTCGGAAGATAAAAGAACTTTTGCCCATTCAATAAGTTTTGTAAAATAAAATTTATATCCATTTTCTTTTTGTAATTTAGAATAAAATAATTCATATAATTTATATGTGTATTCACAATCTTTTAAAACATATTCTTCATTATTATGATTAGTAGGATCTTCCCAAAAAGGATCTATTTTAAGAAAAAAAGGAGCTAATATTTTTAAAGAGTGATTACCTGTTTTTCTATGATTATAGCCTTTTGGTAATAATTTATTTTTTTCTATTCTTTTTAGTTCATAATTAATTGAATAATCTTCTGGAATTTTTTCTATAAGAACATGTGCCATTATTTGTGTATCATGCGACCAATAATTTATTAAGTCTAAACCATGAACATATAAAGTATGGAGATCAAATTTTAAATTATGGCCTATTAATTCTATGCTTTTAAAAGTATTAAGAAAATACTTTAAGTCATCAACTTTAGTAAATGTAGCAGTTTTATATTCATTATTTTCCTTATAGTATACTCCAATAATTGTTATTTTATTTCTATAAGGATCCAATGGATGTTTACAATGTTTATCTTCACATGTATCCATGTTACATTCAGTTTCAACATCTAAACTAATTAGCATTAATTATAATCCTTGGGTGTTTTATTTGGATAGGCCGTTTTATCTATAATATTAGTTAATATTTTAATTGTTTCTTTTTCTTGTTTCTTTGTTATCATATATGATAATAGCTGAGAAGCCAGATATAGTGACAATAAATAAAATGTTAATGCTGAATCTACTTTATTTAATATTTTAATAAATATTATTAAATATGTAAATTGTAATAATAGTTTTATAACTATCATTTTGTATACTCTTTATATGTTTTATTTTTTGATTTATAATCTTCTGGTAACTCTTTAAGAAAGATTATTGTTTTTTCCCATTCTGATTTAGTTAACGAAAAAACTTGTTGACGATTATCCTTTATTATTTCTACATCAATATAATTAGGTAAAGACCAGTCATATCTATAGTATAAAAGAGTTCCTTTATTTATTTTTCTATCCCCCGTACCATAATATTTTATATAAGGGGCGGCCACTAGCATCCCTAGCATTGTAAAATCTTGATCAACAATATATTCTTTTATTTCTCTATTTTTAAGATGGAATAGATTATCTAGCCAATCTTTTAAACTTGACCCATTTGGTTTATATTTTGTTAAAGGTTTTAAAAACCATTCAACAATTTTATCTCTAACATCCATCAATAACTCCATCTTCTTATTTTGTCATCTCTTGTATCTAGATGTAAAAAGCTCTTAGCTATTCCAATTGATTTAAAATAGCATTCACAAATAAGCATTAATTTATCCATATCTCGACATGTAACGTCTACAGCATTCCCTAAAAGATGCTGAGAATTAGGCGATGTTTTATACCCAAGTGTTTGTAAATATAATTGATACTCGGCTGTTCTATAAGCACTTGTAATAGACAAGGGCATCTTTAAGGCATTTCTTACATTTTGAAGGCGTTGCACTAAGTCTTGGCTTATACATTGAAGATCACCGCTCTTACTCCCAGCACATTCAAATTCTGTTGTAACAAAATGAGATGATAGCTGTAGTATAGTTCCCTTTTGCCATTTATAATAACCTTTTGATAATAATACTTTATCTGGATAGGTCATATTTCCTCACTTTAGTTTTTTCTTTTAAATAAATAATATAATATCCGCAATAAATACAAATATCTTGATAAGCTAATGTGGGCACTAAAGGGGGGCTATTTTTTTCATCATAAATGCTTCCGAATATATATTGTGTTTTTCTAAAGGACAGCCCTGTATAAACAGAATAAGATTTTAAACAGCTACAAGCGGGGTACGGGGGGACTAAGATCTTTTTCCTTTTCCTCACTGTTTGTTCCTTTTTCTAAAGCAGCTAGTTTATTCTCTAACTGCCCCACTTTCATTCTAAGGAACATTAGTCCATAAATCAAGTCATTTTTACTAAATTGTTTTAATCGCTTCTTTTCTTCTTTAAAATTCATTGTTGACTCTTATATATAATAAATCTTATTCCTACGCTATCTTGTACAGGAAATGATGTAGAGGTCCATTTGGTGTCCATTAAGTGCTGAGAAAAATGGGCATATTCTATCTCAATTTGTCTTGTTAAAGCCGCCCCTAAAGAAAAAGCCCAGCTAATAGCTCTAAACTGGCCGTCATGTACATAATTATCCTCGTCTGTATAAGCACTTATATTATTTCTCCAATAAAAGGTGTTGTCTATAAGTCCAAAATCAATCCCTAATATAAGTTCTTTATCTAAGGTTTTACCCGGCACATGATTTATAACTAAATTACGAGATCCATCAAAATAATGTTTATAACTAAGATCTACTTTAGATAGAGATATCAAACTAAAAGCCTGAGCAGGATAGGCTAGAAATAAACATAGGCCTATACAAAGTTTATGGATAGAATTCATCTTCAATCTTTTTAGCACATCCCTTAAATTCTGGTGTGTGCATAAGTTTACAATAAGAACAATAAAAATGCAAAGAACAACTATATAAACTATCTGATTGTTTTAACAAATCTTCAAAAGCTCTTTCTAATTCGCCCATTTCAAAACTATTTAATTCTTGAGGCTGTATTTCTTCTTTACATGGGGAACAATACCAATAAGCATGTGTGACGCCTATGGCTTCCCATTCAACAAATCGGCCTTCTTTGTTACATTTATTACAAATCATAATAGGTCCTATCTGGAGTGTCGAGCTTAGTACGGGGGCCGCAAGTGACTAGATAATTGTTAGGAGCCATTTTAGCGAATTCTTGTACACAAGGCATATCTGGATACATCACTTCGCATTTTTTCTTGCCTTCCCCTAAATTAACAATATCTTGCTGCACCCAAGGCATTTGGCTATTGTTTACCATTTTTGTTTGTGGGCATCCAATAGAAGCAGCTACTAAATAGCTAATCAGAAGATTCATCCTTGTCTCCTTTTGACATTTTCTTACTAAATTCCGCCAATTCTTCTTCTAGTCTACGCTTCTCTTCCTTTTCTGAAAAAGTGAGCCCTGATGTAGATTCTTTGAAAGATAGGGCCACTAGTCTCGCTTTTATTGGATTTATATTAGCCATATTTTCTATTAGCCTTTCTTTGTTCACTAAACGCAATAGCCAAAGCTTGTTTAAGCTCTGTAACTTTTCGGCCATTAGACGATTTTAATTTTCCCTCTTTAAATTCTCTCATCACTTTTTTAGCTTTAGCTTTTATTTTAGTCCCAGCCATAACTAAATATATCATCCTCATCATCTTCTATTTTTATATCAAGTTTTTTCTCAATAGTTTTAAGCCTCTTGCTATGATAAGACATACCGGGATGCATTATACGTCTTACCGAATGCTTAAAAAAATATGGCTTAGAGGCTAGTCTTTTTTCAAGCAAATGTTTAAAAAGAATATAAGACAATGCAGTGTAGAGCGTGAATCCGAAAGCATAAGCAGCTAATTGTATAAGCATTACTAATTATTCCTCATTTGTTGCAAATAAGAGAATAACAAACAAACTAAGAACAAGCAAGACACTTTCAAGCATTAATCGTTATCCAACATTAATCCTTCTAGCATTACATCTTGCACATCTTGTAAAAAATCATCTATATTATTTTCAGAAGGCTTAGCTAGGGTGAGCTCTCGCACATATGTGCCGCCAGTGGTGTGGAGAGTGATGTTAATTTCTATTTCTTTTAATTGATCCATATACCGATAGTCCTTTCTTTATTTAATGCGTCTTCAGCATTTATTCTACTGTATCACATCTTCGATCTAAGCCTCAGCCCTATAAGCATATGCTTATGCCTTGTTTATGCTTATACTTGTATAAGCATAAATAAGTAAATGCTTAAGCAAGTGCTTATGCATAAGCTTTATATAAGCAGTATAGGCTGTATAAGCCGTATACATCAATGTCTATTATATTTCCTATGCTTAAGCAATTGTATATACATATGCCTATACACCAATTGTATATACATATGCTTATACATATAGGTATACAACAATTGTATAAGTACCTTTATAGTAAATAGGCGAAAATATGTATCCTATTGTTATTATTCGTATAAATATATATATTGACTTATACAGACGCGGTAGATATAGTAAGAGACAAAGAGGAGACACAAATGAAAAAGATTTTATTAATAATAGGCTTGATGGCCTTATCATGCGGGGATGAAGAAGGTTCTGTGTTTGCTCCGATGCTAGAATCCTCTCCTTCTCCTGCCCCCTGCACTGTCAATGAATGCGCTTGGATCGACCCAGAGGGGTCATGCTTAAACAAATATGACGCTTGTAAGGCAGCTTGTGAGCCCCAAACACTAAAAAAGTTCACCCCCGGCACAGACGAATGTCTATGCGATACGCACTAACCCCATCCTACACGAAGGGGGAGAGACTAACCCTCTCTTCCCCTATATTTTCTATAGGAGAGAAAGTGAAGCACTTATCTTTTAAAAAATACGGAATCATAATAAAAGTGTTTCCTTCAGAAGCCATTAAAGCAGAATGCAATAGATCTACCCCATATTGTGAATGGCAATATTATGTTCAGCATTCAGGCTGGATATGGTCGGTGTCCGAATATGCACTAAAAAGCTATCAGATAAAACAGGATATGAAAAGTGACAAAAAAGAGCATAATAATATCCACTAGATACAAAGAGCAAAAATGCTAATTTCCAATATGAGGCACGATCGGCATGTTAATTAGGATTTGTACACATTTCTTATTAAAAACTCTGCTAATAGGCGATTTATGATAAAAGATGCCTTATCACTAGCTAGAGATGGATGGAGGGTGTTCCCCTGTGTCCCAAATGACAAAGCCCCTTTAGTGCCAAGGGGTGTGTCAGAAAGTACAACAAATATCGACCAAATACAGCTTTGGTGGAACCGTTGGCCATCAGCCAACATTGGCCTAGCTACAGGTAGGGGGGTAGTGGTGATAGATGTAGATACAAGAGAAGGGGCATTAGCTACTTATAAAGCCTTGCTTAGAGAGGTGAACACCTACACTGTGCGCACTGGTAAGGGGGGACTACATCTTTATTATAAATATGATGAAAAATTAACAATAAGGAATAAAGTAAATCTATTCCCAGGAATTGATGTGAGAGCAGATGGAGGATATGTGCTGGTGCCCCCTAGTCAAACAAATGCCTTATACAAAATAGAGACGGATATGGATCTACAGCCTTTGCCTAAGCATTTGTTAGAACAGTTAATCAATAAGCCTGAGAAGAAAGTGGCTATTATACAAAATAATGTATTAGAAGGGGGCAGAAATGACTATATAATGCGGGCAGCAAGTGCTATGTTAAACAAGGGCTTAGACAAAGAGGCTGTGGTGGAGGCATGTTTAATAGAAAACACTAAAAAATGCTCTCCCCCATTAGAAGACGACGAAATAGAGGCTATTGTCGATAGTGTGAGCAGATATGCCCCAAATAACGTGATACAGCTCTCTAAAACAAATTATATAAAAGCATTTGAATTATTTAATCCAATGTGTCTCTATCTTCAAAATAAGGATAAAGTGCAAGGCGAGCCAACAGGATTTAAAGAAATAGACGGTATGCTTGGTGGCGGAAAACGTACAGGCGAGCTCACAGTGTGGCATGCAGAGGCTAAAACAGGAAAGAATGCTTTTTGGCACAAGCTTATGCACATATGGCTCACTAAAGGAATTCCTATTGGGTATGCATCACGAGAGCTATCGCCAGAAACAGAGGTGTTACCTAATCTATTATCTATAGAATATAAAAAGAATGCTTGGTTAGATAATTTAACAAAGGCTGAAGCAGAGGCTATGCTAAAAAAATGGCCTCTTTATTTTTCTAAGGGATATGGATTTTTTAATATTGTTGAAATAGAGAATTGGATAAAAGATCTTAAAAACTTAGGAGTGAGGTATTTTTATTTTGATCATTTGCATTATATGTTAGAGGAGCCAGAAGAACATAAAGATGCGAGTAAATTAATAAAACAGCTTAAAACATGGTGTAAAGAACAAGATATTCATATTGATATTATTGTTCAGCCTAATAAATTAATGGAAGGACAAAGACTAGGATTGGGCACTATTAAAGGGGGTGCTGCCATTGGCCAGGCTTTAGATAATTTATTTATTTTAGAACGAGAAAAGAATGAGGATAAAAAAGATATTTTAAAAGTAAAACTAGATGTAGCTCGTTCACGTTTAGCTACTCCAGGAGAAACCTATTTTGAATATAATAGAAACACAACAGACTTTATAGAATTGAATGTTGAATATATAAAAGAGATAAAAACAGTTGATCCTAAATCATTTAAGCCTTGGGTTTTCAATAAGAGCTCTTAATTCATTTAATTCATTTTGCATATTTTTATAATTAGCCTCTAAATAATTAAGATAGCCATATACAACAAGTGTATTTATAACAAAAAAGATTATAAAAGCACTAATATAAGAAATAAAATCAAAAAATAGCAGCCCCATTAATAATAAACAAATAGTAACCATACATTATCCTTTCAAGCAGCTTGTTTTAATAAATTTTTAATCATATCTTCTATTGTATTTATCCAAGAATCTAATTTAAATAAATGCTCATCTAATTTCTTTGTAATATAAACTGCCATTGGATTGGTTTTTTCATATATTCTTTCAACAATTTTTCTTTGGCCTTGGAGCATTAAATAGGTTTTCTGTAACTTAATTAAATTCTCTTCTTGATTTGGGGTCATTTTGTTCACTCCTTTTAATAAAATCCTCTATAAAATTTACTAATGTTACTATGTCCCCTACTCTATCTAATTCTTTTTGTAAACTTTCAAGTCTGAGATTAGATCGTTGTTTAATATTTATACATAATCTTAAGATATCTTTATTATTCATAAATTCCTCATTAAAAAATAGTAGCAAAATAAGTAATATAGAAAAGGTGTAGAGATAACTAATAAATTTAAGATTAATTCATAATTAATATTCTTCATTTATATTCTCCTTTTAAAGATTTTGATAAGTTTTTTCTATATATTTTATAGCTTTATTATAGTCTTTTTCTGATACAATTTCAAGCACTATATCTTTCCAATATATATATCCGGAGGAAATAGTATTAACAATTGCATCACAACAAGGATAAACAGCATTTGTATATGCCTTACACGTCATACAATGACCATCAACAAATAGCCAGTCTTTTAACTGTTTTTTTTGATCCTTAGTTAACATGTTCTATTTCCCTATAATAATTAAAAAGTTCTTGTAATATATCTTTTTCTACTAAAAAAACTGTTCTTTCAGTTTCATTTAAACGCATTTTTAAATCTCTTATTTTAGCTTTAAGGAATCTATTTTCAATGTCTTGATCTTTTTTTGTTGTTTTTATCCTATTATTCATATTATTACCTCAATAAATATTTATCTTAAATTGATATTAATGCAACAATTACGCCATTAAAATTGTCTATAATTTCAACCCAAAGTAAAGAAAACAATGGTTAATTGTCAGTCATAGTGACAAATATTGGTTCTATATAATCTATATGTGTTATACTTTTAAGTTACAAAGAAGGGCGCGATGCATGAATATTCGTATCCCTTTATAAGCATAAATATAATTTTTATAGTTTCTCTTTGTTTATTTTTGTGTTTGCAAATGTATAGCAATACATTGTCATCAGTATTACATTATCTAATAGAATCAATAGCTTATCTACCCCCTCTGTATAAGCCCTTGCACCCCTCAGCATTCCTGCCTAACACCCCCCACATTAAGTAAGAGTAATTGTTGTATAAGTTGTGGTCCCTTACCATATCCCCAATAGATACATATACTTAGGCAAGGGGCGCGTACCTGCCCGCTCGCTTACCCTCCCCAATCATATTCTGCTTCACAGATGGATTAGGATTAAAAACTCTCTGCCTAAGCCCTTGTATTCATTAGAGGATTTGTCGCACAAATGCATTTCAAGCCTTTTACTAAAATTAAGCAATTATATCTAAAAAAATATATGCTACACTTGATAAGCCATGTCGAAAAGACAACATAATAGAAAATCCGGCCATCAAGCAGAAGACCATAGGATTCGTTTAGTAGATGATTTAAATGCTTTTGACGAATTTAAGGAGAAAATCCTTCCAGCCCTTCGGCGCGATTTGTTAAAAGGAATGCCTTCAGAAAAGCTAAGAGAAAAATACTCGGCCTATATTACAGCAGGAATGATAACAACGGCTCTTATAGATGAAGATCCAGGCAAGCGCTTAGCAGCAGGCAAAGATTTAATAGATCGAGTGGAAGGCAAAGCTAAGGAACGTAAAGAAATTGAGCATAGGCTTACACGCTTAAGTGAAGACGAACTGAATGCCGTCATAGCTTCCGAAATACAAGATTTAGATGAACTTGAAAAACAGAAACATTAAAGGTCTATCTAAAGAAGAAAAGCTCTATTTATATGACCTCATCCAAGAAAAGAAGAAACGGCTTAGAGCCACCAAACTTCTTTATCAAGCCAACACTATGCAATCCATTATTCATGCCTGCACTAAGCAAATAAGAGTGGTGCTCTCGGGCAACGGAGCAGGCAAAACCGTTGCCCTCATACAAGAAGCATTTTGGGCAGCCACCGGATATAATCCGTCCACCGAATCCTATACAAAAGTGCCTGCCCGCGTCATAGTGGTGCTCGACCATCCAAGCAAGGTGAAGGACAAGTGGATACCAGAGTTTAAAAAATGGTTTAATTTTAATGAGGACCAGTTTAAGAAAGACGGAAAGCCCTACATTTCTAGAATAGAATTTCCTAATGCCTCTGAAATAAGCTTTATGTTTCATGAACAGCCTGATATGGCCTTTGAATCTATAGAAGCCGCAGCCTTTATATATGACGAGCCTCCTCCAAGACGTATATGGTATTCGTTAATGCGCGGCGGCAGAGAGAAAAACTATGCACCAATGTTTCTTTTAGCTGGCACCCCCATTGCTCAAGCCTGGATAAGACAGGAAATATTGGAGCCCTGGTCAAAAGGGAGTTTAAAGGATACAGAATGTTTTAGATTTGATAGCGATGTTAATAAGGATAATTTAAATTGGGCTGCTTTAGAACTTTATTTTGAAAGGCTTTCAGAGAAAGAAAAACAAATAAGACGCCACGGAATGTTCTTTGATTTAGAGGGACTAGCTCTCTCTCATCTTTGGAAGAGGGATGTTCATATTATTACTGATTTGCATTGGGATGAAAAATGGCCTTGTGTAATAGCTATAGATCCGCATCCATCTAAGGCCCATCATGCTGTAATGGCAGGAGCAGACAAAGATGACTATATCGTTGCATTAAAAGAGATGAGCGATAAATGCTCTCCTCGTGAATTTGCTAGAAGAATCAAAAGCTGGTACAAAGGCTATAGGGTTACTGACATTGTTGTTGATAGCTTAGGAAGTCAAGATATGACAGGAGGAGAAGGATTCAAGAGTTTTATACAAGTATTGAATGAAGAAGGAATAAGGGCCCGTAGCACCACATATGAAGAAAAACAAGATGAGGCTTTTATAGCTCGTATTCAGGATGCTTTGCTTATTCCCCAAAAAGCCAATAATTTTGGGATGGCTATACCTAAGCTTAGAGTGCATAGCTTTTGTAGAGGATTAATAAATGATATAGAGAATGTACAATGGGCTAGGGATAAGAGAAACGATGTTAATAAACCAAAGCTAGATATAAGTAATAAAGACTTTTTAGCTTGTCTTAAATATGCCCTAGCTACCAACATTCACTTTAAAAAAGGTAAAGAGAAAGTGCACTATGCAGATAAGCCCACCACATATGGGGGAAAGCCCAAGAAAAATAAACCAGTATATATGTCAGTGAAGGCTTGGCTAAAAGACTAATTTATATGTTAAAATATAGAACAGGAGCTTAATAATGAGTAAGCTAGTTACAGATAAAAATGTTTTAGAAGGGCGAAGAAAGAATAAGCTACAAAATGTAGAGGTGCCGCTTCGCGATCAAATTGTTGATAAGCTCATCACTAAACTTGAAGAAATGCGATTTGGAGAAAAAATAAGTAATCTTTGGCATGATGAGAATGCTAATAGACAAGTGTGGCTAGAGCGCCAGCAAGTGTATTTAGCTAATTGGGATGAATTTAATCTCTCCTCTGCTGAAGGGCCTTTTGAAGATAGCTCCTCTTTACATTTGCCTGTAGCTTTTACGGTGGTAAAGACCTATCATGCCCGAATGTTACAAACTATAGTGGGCGTGGATCCCCCTTTCAATGTAAAGGCACGTCGAGCAGACAGCACTGAACGCACTCAGCTTATAGAAGATTTAATGAGTTATGCATTGAGCGAATGGATAAATGATAGACAAGGCATAGATTTAGTATTGGATACATTTATATGGGATTGGATAACAACCGGTGTAGGCATAGCTAAAATAAGCTGGGATGTTAAATATCAAAAATTTATAGATGTGGAAGAAGTGCCAGAAGAAGGTCCCCCTAGATTTGTAATTGATGAAGAAGGTAATGAACGATCTTTTCCCACTATTCAAATGAAAGAACAAGAAGTGGAGCGAGTTATAGAGAAATTTAGAGGTCCTCGTCTTGATCATATAAGAGCAGAAGATTTGATTATTGTTGGAGGAGATGGTGACCCTGATCAAGCGGATGTGGTGCTTCATAGGCAATATGTCACTGCTTCTGAACTTTGGACTTTATCAGATAGAAAAATTTTTAGAGAAGATGCAGTGAGAAAAACAATACATTCTGGTCCCGATAGCAGAGAATCGGGTATATCAAATAATATAAAGCTTCAGCGGTCACAAGATGCAGGATTTAGTCAATTAGATAATGACAATGATTTAGATAGATATGAAATATATGAAGCATATGCATCAGCTGATGTAGATGGATCTGGAATAAATAGCGAAATAATCGTTTGGGTGCATGCTAAAACGCGTGAAATATTGCGCGCCACTTATTTAAATAGAGTGAATAAGGCAGGAGATAGACCTTTTGCAAAAATAGATTTTCATAAACGTCCTGGAGAAGTGTACGGTATGGGACTCATCGAAATATTGCATCCTCTCACTACCGAAATGGATGCTATGCATAATATGCGTATAGATTTTGGAATGCTCTCCACCATGCCTTATGGTTTTTATAGACCTAGTTCCAGTATAGAGCCGGAAGAAATAGAATTAAGACCTGGAGCCCTCATTCCTGTAGATAATCCGCAAACAGATGTTTTTTTCCCTAATTTAGGAAACCGTACAGTATTTGGATTTCAAGAAGAAGCCGCTCTTCAGACAATGATTGAGCGTCTAACTGGTATAAGCGATCTCTCACTAGGGGTGTTAAGTAGTCAGCAAGGTGCGACTCGTACTGCCACAGGCGCTCGTGCACTAATTGGAGAAGCTAGTGCTAATTTAGATGTTCATCTTCGTCGGCTTAATGTAGGCTGGAAAAAAATTCTTGAGACTATTTTGCATACATTACAGCAACGTATGCCTCAAGGATTTTCTTTCAGAGTGACTGGCCAAGATGGTGCTGATTATTTTGCACAAATAAAAGATCGAGAACAGATAATGGGTGATTTTGATTTTGATCTATCTTCCAACACCTCAAATTCTAACAAAGCTATTCAACAGCAAGCTGCTCAACAAAT